TGTTGATTCTTCCGCTGTAGATTTAATAATATTCTCTAGCTCAGTCACGCTATTTTTAGCAGCGGAGGCGAACGAGTCATATTCACCCTGTAGCATTTTGTCATAATCAGCCATTGCTATATCGTGCGTAGCTCTCTGGCTTCGGCCATACTCGACCGACTCTTGCATGCGTTGCAGGCTAAGCATTGCAGCATCGACTTCAGGAGTTACCACGCCCTCAGCAGCTACCTTACCCCTAACCTTTGAAATATAACCGCCCACACCCCCAGCAACACCACCTAAAGCACTGGCGCCAATAGCAGCACCAGCAATATTAGTTAGTGCGTCTTTATAGGTGTAAGGCGATTCTATGTCTTGCTTATGCTCATAAACAAAAGGCTGTATAGCTAGCTCTGTAGCAGTCTCAATTACGGCCGCATTTCTAGCAGCTAATAAAGCGCGACCTGCAATCGATAATGACTTAGCACCGGTAGCCGGCAAAGCAATGGGCATTGTTGCTATCGAAATAGGGTCGAGCATATAAGCATTGGCCATACCTAAGAACTGGGCCATACCATTGCCGCGCGCCAAAACATCATCAGCATACTTGCGACGAACTGCCAGCATCTCCCGGCGCTCTTGCTCTAATACTTGATCGGTTTTAATAGATGGGTCGTTTAGGTCGGTTGCTGCTCGGTTATAATCAAAGCGACCACGACGATCCATATAATCATCGCGGTTTAAACTGTCTTCATCTATTTTCTTACGGATAAGCTCTTGGCGATTCTGCCAGCCTTCACGGTTTAAGCTTTGAGATATAGATAGATTTTCATCAATAGTTAAGCCAACAGACGCGGCAAAGGTTTCACTAAAGCCAGCCTGTGGGATATTGATATCAGGCGTTGCTGTTTGTAGTACTGACCGCTTAGCTGTATCGCTAATAAATGGCATTATCTACCCCTAAGCTCTCGACGGCGCTTAATAGCTCTACTATGAGATAAAGCAGTATTGGTTGTCGCAGTATCCAGGGAGTAGCCGAATATAAACGGCTCGCCATCATTTGAAAATAAAGTACCACCATTAGTTTCCACCATGTATTGATTGGCACCAATGCTTCTTATTCTGCCTTGCCTAATAGCTTCTGCTGCTTCCTCATCAGTGTAATTAGCAACACCGCCCCAGCTAGATATAGTCTCAGGCTGCAAATCATCTACAAAGTCTTCGAAATCATCCTCATCAACACCACGCGGAAGCTCTAGCTTAAAGCCGTTTATTTTTGTGATGCCACCAGTAACAGCCATTACAGAGGCTTCAAAGTCGCCGCCATCATAAGAACCATCAATTGCACTGCTAGACGATGAAGAGTAATGACTAATCACAGCGTCTAAAATAGCCTTTCTATCTTGCGGCTCATAAACACCCTCTACCAGATCATTAAAGTCTGATAAGTAATCCGTTTGGCTTGGCGTCTTAACTAGCTTCTCAGCCAGTAACTCTTGCCCCTTAAAGATAGCCGACATAACAGGGAAGTCGCCAGTAGCCCCGGCCATAGCGAACTGGCCTGCGTTGTTACTGTCTAGCTGGCCCCATACTGCCGGCGACGCCTGAAATGTAGTAGCTAGGGCGATTTTCTCGTCCGTTGTCATATTAGGGATAGAGTCAGCAATACCCTGGGCTTCGCTGCTAGATAGTGGCGAAACATCCACGCCATAATGAGCTGATAGTATTTCTGATTGATCAAGCCTTGCCTGGAATGACTCAGGACTACCAATATCTAATGGCAGCTCATCAACAATCCCCTGCTTAACACCTAAGCCATAGCCATCAGCTAGAGCCAGTTTGTTTATTTCCTGATCAGCTTTGAGGGCAGATGCGAACATTTCAACATCGTCTAGCTGCCCTGTTTGGGCTTGAGACAATACAGCACTTCTATCGGATGAAGACATAACCGAAAATTGTGCAGTGTCATCAATAATCTTTTTAGCTTTCTGTAAATCAGTTCCGGCGATGAGGTTGTTTAGCTGCGCCTCATCTTGGGGCGATACTTCAAAGCCTAATGATTTAGCGGTTTTGTACTGCTTGAGTTTCTCCGCGCCAGCATTAACATCAATTGAAGCCTTCGCCTTTTGGCGGGAAATCTTGCGGTTAATCTTTGTTTGTTCACCAGCTATAAAGCTATCCCACTCATCAGGGGTAAATCCACCGGGGCGATTGCCGCTCATTTCATTTAGCTGGTCAAGCGCGGCCTGTGACCCTTCGGCGTCAAACGTGCGAGACAATACGCCAGAATTAAACGACTCTCTTTCTTCAAGCTGCACATCTCTTATCTGTGTGGCTTTTTGTGAATCACTTAAATCTGATCGATTACTAATTGAATCAATAGCTACCGCTAAGCTGGTTCCGGCATTCTCCATATCACCATCGAATGAGGCAGACCAAGCTTCTCGGCTTCTCTCGGTCGCGTTAACGGCCTGATCTTGATTGCCCTGGTCAACAATAGCCTGAGCCTGCGCTGCCTGTATCTTAGGGCGCTGCCTGGAGATCATCGAGTCAATAGATAGCTCAACAGCTGGGCGTGATGCGGGGTCAATCCCTGCCATAAAGCCTTTGGCTAGAGCCTCAGCCCCAGTGTTGTAAGCTTGTAAGTCTTGTGAGTTCTCAGCCGCTAGATTGGTAAACGATTCCATCACATCGTTATCAAGGGATTTTATATAACCTTCCCTTGCTGCGGTATTGAATGCCTTTGCAGATACGCCACCGATAAACTTTTCTTCTTTCAGTTCAAGAGGGCCGCCCGCCTGCTGCTGCTCGATGCCGGCAGTCTGCCCTTGAGTTGTAGCCTCAGCAACTACCTTCTCGGCTTTCTGGTTGGCTTTCTGAGCCGCAAAAGCGTCAAGCTTATCACTCAGGCTCATCAATAATTCAGGCTGTCCGGTTGAGAACGTCTGAGGCTGAATGTTAACTGTTTCGGTAAATCTAGCCATAATTACGCCAGTTGAGCGATATTTGAACCGCCTTGAAGGAGTGAGCCTGCCGCACTTAGTCTGGCTTGAGATTGCGCGCTCTTACCTCTAGCCCTTGTGGTCAATGCACCGATACGAGTATTAAAAGCATCACGCTCGGTGGCTGTCTGCTCTGCCTCGATAGACTGCTGCAAGATAGTTAACGGACTACCCTCAAACGCCGCTATTCCACTAGCGCCGGCATTGGCATTAGCTGTGGCCATTGCTGTAGCTAGCCTTTCCTTGCGATCAACTTCTCGCTGTGACGCGGCCAGCTCTTGAGTCTGGGCGGTAAGCTCTGACTCTTTAACGGCTTGCCGCCCCGCCTGTACTTGAGTACCAGCAGATAGCAAGCTAGTGGCCACTATTGTAGCCGTAACTGGATCAGCCATTAGACGCTCACCTCTAGATAAGCCGCTAGTATAGTCATTGGCATTGGCTCTTCCTGCGTTATTGTTAAAGTGGCCTCAACATCCCAGCCTTGTAAAAATATGCGCTCCAGTCCCGTATTGGGTATAGGTGGCTCGAATACATTAACGCCCATTGTTTTATCCGCTATTCGCTGATCATTAACAATTACGCCATTGCTTTCAAACAATTCAACCCCGGCCCTTATTATTCTTTTCGGTAAGGCTGCATTAGGGCCGTTATCTAACTGGATATTTAGGGGCATTGTCTCAATTATAGGCGTAAAATTTAACCCCCCGGTTATTAAATCAGCAGTTCTATCGATTGTTATTTCGCCACCAACAACCTCAAATATTCCCATATAGGAGCCGTCAGCAATAACGTCTACCAATTCACCCTCAAGATGGGTCAACCCTGTGAGCGTGTCCGTGCTGGTGGCTGAGGCGCTGGAGTCAGTCGTTAAATCAGGGTCTTCACGCTCAAGCATGTAAACAGTGGCACCACCTATAATCCTTTTCACATAAGTGTACAAAGTATCGTCAACAACGGCCACCGAGATCATTTCACCGTCAGTAATCCAATTAGTAAACCCTCTAACATCTTCAGCAGCTAGGGAGTTATACACAGCCATTGAACCATCAGTGTTCACAAAGTAAGCATAATTAGCATCTACCGCCGTTGTTCCCCGTGATGCTGCCATTTCGATAGGGTCATTTATTAGGTCACTAGCCAATACTGAAACGGAGTCAGATACATAAGACTTCCCGGCATCAACAAAGAAGAAATTGCGAACCGCTTTACCTGTGCGCTGAATATAAAGCGTATTCCCATCAATGGTAATTGGGCGCACCTTTTTAGTGCCAAAGTTAGTTTGTGGCGATACGGCGATATTTTCAGGTGTGATTGGTGATGTATTGACCGAGAACTCACCGCCAGAGGTGAAAACCTGCAAAGTGCGGTTACTGAATATCCCGGTGACGGCGTTTACTTGGTCGGTATCAAGGGTTACATCAATGCCTTCGTCATCACGGGCCTTACCTGCACCAAAATCAAAAAACTGATTAACTTTTGAACCCCAGATAGTTGATGGTCTTGCAGTAGTTCCACCAAGCCACAATCTAGCCTCATGGAAAGTAGCAACCTGGGGCCAGCCTCTAGTAGCGGACCACACATCTTCAGCCCTAGATACGCCCGGCGTGGTTTCGGTGACATTTACCTCAAAGGTTGTCGATTGAGGCAATACTGGTACAAACGTCATCAAATCCCAGTCTTTAGCGCTATCGCCTGAAAACGTAACATCAAAAACAAATGTTGACACCGCGCTAACACTAATTGAACCCTCGCCTCCGGTATTAAATAGGTCAGTCAGCGCTATTCGGATATTCTCTTCATTGGTGGCATCATCGCCAGCAAAGGCAACTTGATCACTTAATATCCCCTCAAGAGATATTTTGTAGGTGTCGCCCTCGCTGGTATTGGTAAAAGTGGCCTGCTGCACTTCCGATGTAGGCGTGGGGCTTGAAGCATCATTAAAGTCGAATTGCGGGATATTAGAAAAACTAGCAGTACCTAGCGACCAAGTAGTATCACTTGTTCTAGATAAAATCCTGGGGGCTACAGCGCTATGGAATAACAAGGCAGTGTCTGCGCTTTGGATATAATCTAAATCTTGAACCTGCGACAACGTGTAAGGCGAGACTATGGTTGTTTGAGACACGCCATCTTTAAATACTTCAATTTGTAGATTAGTGAATAGCAGACAGTAGTTAACCTCTGTAGAGAATGAGAAATTGAATAGTCGACCATTCGTATCAGAGGTAATAAATTCGGTTCCATTTCTGCGCCTTACGCCACCCTGGACCAATGTGGTTACATTCTGGCCAGTTCTCATGCCGGCATAATAAGCCTGTAGATCTTTGCGCCCAGCCAGCCTGGGATCTAATTGACCCCGGTTAAACGAGCTTACAGGATTCCAAACCTTCGCCATTAAAAGAAGCTCCCGCCATTACGAACATCGGTAAATGGCTGGTCTAGTATTGGTGTTTGCGGGTACTGCTGAGCATCCGCTGAGAAAGCATCGGCTAAGGCCGCTAGATGCTTCTGTGAGTATAAAGCGTTCTTTTGTGTATCATCAGTCACAGATAGAGCAAACTCGCTAGCGAGCTTATAGGTGAGCGCTAGGACAAAATAAGATGGAAGCTGAGTTGTTGGCGGGCGATAAACATAATCAACCTCGATCTCAGTTTGATTAGAGTAAAGCTTGTCTTCGAATATCTTGTAGCTAGAGCGCGGATCAACGCTTTCAATCTTTAGCGAGTCAGTAGGCAATTGAAAAGCATACTGGTAGCCATTCAGCGGGGTAGAGGATAAGCGGTTAAGCTGTTGCTGCTTAATAGTAAAGCGCCAATAATTGGTGGTCAGCATGGCCTCAAGTATAGGCTCATACAACGCAGCAGCTACGGCAGCTCCAGCACCAGGATCAGTGAAGGAACTAATAGAAGTCGCCCCTATCATTTGTAGCGCATTGCTCGAAATATCAATATCACTAGCCATAGAGGCACCTCTTACAAAAAAGCCCCGGCCCGTAAAGACCGAGGTAACTATGGATCAGTCAGTCAGTGGAACGTTAAGCAAAGGCAACAGACAACGCCAACGTGACAACACCAGAGGAAACGGATACTTGATAAATATCAGTACCGTCACTCTGAGTACACATGATGTAATCGTCAGTTTTTAAGCCTAAGCCACCAGCCGGGTCTGCCGCAGCATCAAAGTAGTTTGCACCACCTACAGTTGCGGTATTGTCGCCAGTGTTATACACAAACACTCTTGAAGCATCAGAGTTAGCTTGTGAGGATAATGGTAAAAATGTACTTGCAGAAAAAGCCATGGTAGACCCCCTTACGCAGTTTCGTCATAAATGATACGGGTGATGCCTTGAGGCTCACGAGCAACAGCACCGGCTTTATACATGCCGTTAGCTAGCCATGAGGTCTTTTGAGCAACCCAATCGATTGTGGTTTTGAGGTCAATACCAATAGCAAGACCGATAGCTGTCTTCTGCCAAGTAAAGGCCTGACGAGCAGCAGCAGCACCGGGCAATCCACCCTCAGTGCGCGATCCAATGACTTTAAATTCAAAGCCCATGAATGTGTTTAGCTCACCATTAACCAAGGCGCGAACAGTATTGAAGTCGGTGCTAGTAACAGTGCTATCTTCCAATAGCTTCTGTAGTGCAGCGGCTCGAACACAAATAAAGCGGCCCTCTGATTCAGCTTCAATATCATCGTGATGCGCCTTAGCGGTGCGGATGGTATCGAGAGTGAAGTTTGTAGCAACGGTGTTACTAAAGCCGGTATCGGCATCGCCATCGTTTGAGGTGGCGTAAGTAATGCCAGCCAAAGTATCGATGATAATCTGATCTTCACGGCGACCGATTGCCTTAGCAATAGCTTTTGCCAGCTCTGACTTTTCATCAAAGTTGACTTCTGCTTGGTCGAAGATGTCAGTGTACTCAGGCGCGTTCCAGTTTTGCATGGTCGCGGTCTGACGAGCGTGGTCGACATCCATCGGTGTTACGTCGGCTTGCGTGGCTTTCTGGTTTGCTAGACCTTTACCCATGCGAGCGAATTGATAGGAAACACCAGTAACATTAGTACGGATTGTGACAGTATCACGCAGCGTCTTCATGCCTTGGTATTCGTGTTTTACTTCGCTGTCAAATTCAATGACAGCACTATTCGTTAGATTCTTGGACATGGTTAGTCCCTCCAGAATGATTTGAACAATTGCTTATCAGTTAGCGCTTGACCAAATTGGGGCGCGTCACTGTAATTAACTTAATAATTATCCGTGACACCGGCCCCTGGAGGTTATCGGTAGGATGTATGTATTATAACCGCATAGCTAGTAGTTGCAAACTGCTTAGGTTCTAACTACATCAATCGTTAAAGTGTCGGCTACAAAATCGATAGTGCTATCGACAGCTCTTACATAAATCGTGAACTTCGATAACGTTTCGGCTTCTGCTGGCGCACGAACAAATACTTCAGAATCTCGGTTCGTAAGGTCAACAATAAAAGAGCCGTTAACCTTGACGAAAGTCCCGTCACCAGGGTCTTTGAATATGCCGAAATCGTACTCCTCAGCAGCACCACCGGAAGCTTTTCTGCCTGATATGACACCGGTATAAATGACAGGGATCGACTTTGTTGAGTCGCTTCTCAGTTCATTATCGTCCGTTAGTGTGTAACGTTCGTTTAATGGGCCTGCGGTTGTTGACCCTGCGATTTTGGTCCAGCCTGTTTCGTACGTCCCAACCACTTCAGCGGTTACAAAAGTCCGGACAATATCAAAAGTGGTGGCTGTTACGTTAGCCATAGTATAAAGCCCGTTATAAGCAACAGTGCCTCCAATGCTAACAGGCGTACCATTTACAAAGCTATGAGCGCCAATGTCGACCG